CCAACGACCTTCAAAGCTGGTTAGTTCGTTGTCTACTGTACAGATAGGTATTTCACTGCGACTAACAAAGGTTAGTCCTACAATATAAAGTGTAGGAACCGTAGCTTGGTAGCTGTGTTTGAGTGTTGTACGCAGAATACGGCTGTTAGCACTTCCGCCAATAGCTAGCGACTCTGCTGTAGCGATGCCTAAACGTTGTGCTAGGTCCTTGTGACCGCCCCCGGATGCATACCCTTCCATATAACTACAGCCGTTAACAACTAACTGCCGAATCATAGGTACTCTTTAATCCGCTTATCATCCCAGCCGTGATGTTTAGCCAGAGCTTTAAGTTCTTCCTTGGTGCTAAGTTCTGCTAGCAATTCGATTTCGTCCTCTTTGTATGAAGGATACATTTCACGCAAGAACTTGCAGACTTTGTTATTGTTTTCTTTTTTGCCAGCAGCCAACCAACTGTGACGCATCTTGCCCATGCCGGGACTTACAGTTGTAGCAAGAAGCCATTGCAGTTTCTTGTGCTGTGTGGTGTTTATTTCAAAGAAGTTCTTGTTTAGTCGTTCGTTAGTACTCATTAAGTAGTAGGCCTGCATATCTGCATCGCCATCTACTACGCTACCCCAGCGAATCATTAAGTAGGGACTAAACTTCTTTTGTTCTTCCTCTGTCATGCTGTCAAGATAGCCGCGATCCTTGCGATCAAATGCGGCTAGCTCGTTACCAATGTAGAGTTTAGAGTTATAATCAACTGGTGCTTTGGCCATTGTCTTTAATCAAGTGATACATCATTATAACACGTTCTAGCTCTGCTTGTAAAGCAGGGTGGTCTTCTGCTGTTTTTCGAATTTCGTGCCACAATTGATTTTGCTGTACAGTTTCTCTCATTGCACTTTTGACTCTTGCTGGATTATCTTCCGGGTCCCAATCCCAACCAATTGCAACTCGTGTGCTTGCATCTGCGCCAAACTCTCTTGCATACACTACATTGTCTTGTCGTTCGTAGATATACGTTGCACCTTCTCTAAGTTTTCCCATTAGTGACTCCTTGCGCCTTGAAATACGCAGTTAAATGTTAAGTTCATTTCGCCGTCATTGATAACTTGATGGAAAGCACCATCGGGGATGAGGATAACGTCCCCACCAATAACACGAAACTTTTCATCTCCCACAATAATCACACCTGTGCCTTGTACAAAGAAGTAAATTTCTTCCTGCCCAATGTGATTATGTCCCCTGGTAGCTTGTCCACGATATAGTTTAGTGGAACTTAGTACTAGATTGTTTAGGGTCTTGTTATCTTTAAGTAGGTAGGTTTCATTGTCCTTAACAATGTCTCCACCAATATCATGACTGTCATACTTTAATTGCATTACCACACCTTTGAATAGTTTACTACTTCGCTTTGTCTACTAATGTCTTTTACAAAATAAGCACATAACGGCTTTTCTGCATTTTCTTCTAACGGGATAGCTAGCATCTGTCCGGGCTTGAGCTTAGGGAAGTACCATTTAACGTCTTGGTAGATGTCTACAATCTCTACGCTCTTAAACTCAGGTCTAAAACTGCTTAATGGGTTAAAACAAAACACGCTAAAGCCCCGATCATTAATGCTAGTAAGTGGCACAACTTCTAAGTCACCTAGGTCAGGTTCTCCAATTAGCAGTTGCCAGTCTACCGGCATCTTGATAATGCTGTCCCCGATACGTAATACTAGTGCGGGACTGTTAAATGACTCTAAAAAGATTAGTGGGATATAAAAGTAATCGGGTTCTTTAGGGTCTGAATTGTCTAATACGCAAAAACGAAGGTCCTCAACTTCATCGGGGATTTCGTTCATTTCAAAACTCTTATTATCTAGTGTAAGTATTCTCATTTTATTCTATGTAAAGGCCGCAGTTGATGTCACTAAACTGTTCAATCACATCGCGGTGTAAGGGAAACTCGTCTAAAGGTAAGTCGCCCTTGGCAATATACCTTGTAGTATAGTTGAATGTGCTAGCAAAGTAAACCTTGGGCACGTCCATTTGGCATAATGCACCATGCACTAGCTTGTGATGTATGTGTCCGTAGTCGCCATCTGCGTTGTGTGTTAGGATTAGCTCTGCTGGTTCAGCGGCCATTTGCAACATAGTCTCGGCAGCTAGCGGATCCCAGAAGTTAAACTGCTGTGTTTGCTGATCCTTGTAGTCATCTGTAAAGCCCAGGAACTGTACTCCAACGCCACGCTTTATCCAGTAACGGGTCATTTCCTGTGCTCGTGCATCTAAATGCTGGTACGTTAGATATACAATATGCCAATTGTATTCAGGATGGTTGTCAATATATGGACGAGCAAATATAACGCAATCGTCTGGGTGTGCTACTACGCAAAGTGCTCGCATTAGAAACTAAATCTCCAGTCTTGGATGCTATGATCGTACCAAGTTTCAATATCTGCATTTGGTTTACGCAAATGACTTAGAATAATACGATCCGGATAACCCCAAATAGTGTCAACAAGATCCATTGAATGTTGTCCCGAGCGTGCTGTCCAAAATAGTACTGCACAGACATTTGTATTTGCTGGAATAACAGAGTTAGGAATACGTATACGTATATTATCTTCCCTTGCGTTGTTTAAATCAACGATTACTGGCTCTGTTTCGTAGAGTTTGTTTAGTTTGAGGTCCGTAAACTTAGGCAATTCTCTAAACAAGTCGTGTATGCAGTTTGCTCTGTAAAGCGTATCCAGTAACGGGTGCTTTGCCTGGAATGTGCTGTTTACAATTGCTTCGTATGTTGGATCAATATCAATGTCTGGTTGGAATTCGAATGCATCACTCTTAAACTGCACCATTGGGAAGATAGGATGGTTCTCGTATAATGCTAGACGTAAATCAAACTGTGCAGGAATGAACTCGCCGCCGTGTCGTAGTGCATGTCTAGCAATAGCAATGATGTTTTCGTTAAACACTTGACTACCAATTGTTTCACTAACAAAAATATCTGCGCGAATGTCTGTGTCTAAGAAGTCGCCCTTGACTACTTCAATGTTTGTTAATCCAAGCTTGGCAAACATTTCTTCTGCAAAGGCTGCACGGCCCGGATCCATTTCCACTGCATAGACTTTTGTGGCGCCTGCTTTGGCTGCAATAATGCTTAGTAGTCCCGACCCTGTGCCAATATCGCACACAACTTTGCCGGGGACTGCCGCTTCAATTGCGGCCTTGTAGAATATGTTGCGTCCGGTATCGTTGATCATGGGCATGTAAATGCCATTGTCCTTAAACCAATCAAAATTGTCTGTCATAGCCCCCATTGCTCCCGAATTAATTTATAGTAAATGTCTGCTAGATATTCTTGGCTATATGGATCGCCATGATAGCCAGGATCTTCTCCTGCGAACGGCCATTCGTTTGTGCTATACGCAGGTGTGTCTTCGTAACGCAAGGTCAGGCACTTGTCGGGTACCACAGCAGGGATAGCTTCACGTACTGTTTGACTTGTCCACAAGTTGTTGGCAACCAATAAGAACGGAATTCCTGCATAGTGCAATTGCATAATACCATCACGTACTATCCACTCATCCTGCTGGCGCTTCCATTCACTATCGTACATGAAGTTCACATACTGCTTAACTGCGGCTTGCGTATCTTTATCAATCTTTGTACTGCGGTACGGATGTTCGTAATTCTCTGCTAGGCTAAAAATAGTTTCGCAAATCATACGATATGGATTATTACCGTAGTTTACATTGTCAATTCCTGCTTCACGGTCGTACCCGATTCCGTGATTCTTTTGTAAATGCTTTTGCAGGTCGCTTGCCCAGCCCTTGTTTTCATCTTTAGGCGGAACGTATGGTGCGGCTCCTGCAGGGATTTCAATGCGATCATGGAATGTTGGGGCAACAATAACAAAGTCTGCACGTTGACGTATTGCTTCATCAATTTGCACACGAATGCCACCATTGCTACATCCTTGTCGTGCTAGAATTTGTACGTCCCATCCTAATTTTTTAGCAAGCACTTCGCCGTATGCTGTGCCTGGTAAATCCTTTGAAGGTGCAGAAAAACTGCACCCACATACTATTAGTTTCTTCAAGGTAAGTCTCTATTGTAAAATTGTTGGTACACTGATCTAGTACCGTCAAGCCAGTTCTTATGTAACGGGCGAATATATTCAATTGGCACACGTTGTCCAATTTCATGCATCATTGCTTCAATTAATTGATTACCTGTACTAGTGTACAAGGTATCGGCTGTGTATTTATAAACCCGTGCGCCGCGCTCTGCTAATGTATCTGCCAATTCCTGTAGGCGCAACGTCATAAGACGATTAATGATAAATGCCTGCTTACGTCTACTTTCTAAACTGGCGTTCGGGTTAAGTTGGTTAAGCGTTGGATTCTTACTATGGTATATGTCTGTAATGAATTGTATGTGTTTAGGTAACAAGAATATGTGCTTGCAATCCTGCAAACGCCAGTAACTGGTTTCTTCGGGTATCTGCCCACTGTCAACTCTTGTACGGTCATAATGTACAAGCGGTGCAGGGTCTAATATGCGAGCAATTTCCTCAACCCCGCCATGGCATTCGTAGATGTTACTATAGTCAGGGTCCCAGTAATTTATGGTGCCTTGGTTGTAGTACTTGCCATGGTACTTTAATCGAATTGCCCATTCACGTACAAGCCAATCTGCAGGTGTTATCGAACGTCGATAATAATGATACAGGAAATAGTAGCGTTCATCTGGCGTAGGATCAACTGCTGGCTTGTAAGGCTGTTCATCAAAGAATTCAAATCGTGGGTCAATAGTGCAGATGTTTTTAATTAAGTTACCACCTGCACCCCACGGGAAATAAACAATAACATTGTTTACTGCCAATCCACTTTCTCCACTTCAAATGGATAGTTAGCTTCTGCGTAGAACTTCTTGCGTGTAGTTAAATGACGTTTCGCGAACTTACAGGTGCTCGTGATATCCCAGATTTGGACAAAGTCTTTATCCTCTGCTTTTCGTATGCCTCTACCGATACTCTGGATAACCCTAACGAAACTCTTGCCAGGTTCGAGAAGAACCAAATTAAAAATGCGCGGTATGTTAATACCAACGGCCGCCACACCATATGTAGCAATGATAATTTTATTCGTCGCTGTTGCAATTTCATCGTACTCTTCTTTACGATCTTTGGCTTTTGTGGATCCACTAACAAAAACAACATCTGGTTTGTCCTTTAATAAACTGAATAGGCTACTTAACTCTACTTGCAACAACTTACCCGACTCAATGCGATCTACAAGTACAAGGGTGTTGCCACCTTCCTTGATCCGATCAATCATCCGGGCCAGGTATGCCATACGCTCTGTGTTAGTGGTTAGATACTTCAACTCGCTTTGGTAGTCGTTATACTCCACGTGATCTTTTAACTGCACAATGTTAACGTGGCATTGTGCAAGGTGTCCTGCTTCTTGCAGTTCGCTAGCACTTAGCTTGCCAACCACATTGCCTAGACTACAGAAGATGCTAACTGCGGCATAATCTTCTTTAGGGATTGTGCCTGTTAGGCCCCAACGCAACGGTACCTTAGCAAACACACTAGTAAGCAGAGTTTTGAGTGCATCTGCTTTGGCCATGTGTACTTCATCTACCATTACTAGGGCAACATCTTCGATGAACTCACCGATTGTGCAATCTGCTGTACCGTCTTGTGTACTCTTTAGTAGTATGTTTAGACTTTGCCAAGTACAGATGGTATGTGTTTTACCCCATTCCTTACGGTCACCAAAGTATACACCAACATCTAGACCCAAGTTAATGTAGTCTGCTTCTGTTTGTGTAACAAGGCTTTTGTTTGGCACAATAACAATAGACCGTCCGTACTTTTCTGCACTCAGACTCAGCGCCGCTGTCATTAGTGTCTTACCCGCGCCTGTGGCAATCTCTTGCACACTTTGCGGATTTTGTAAGAAGTTGTTGATAATCTCAACTTGATAGTCACGGAACATAATGGGCTCACCTGCGGCAGGATGCCCAACTGGCCATGTCTTATGTGCAAATGTGTCTTCGTGAAACTCGTCAAATTGGATATTGAAACTGTAGTTGCGTTGGTCTTCTACTTCAACATCATATCCCGCATCATACAAGATGGGAATGATATCAGGTAGCAGGTTAATGTAACTGCTACCACCTAAGTTAAAGTAACTGACCTTGCCGTCCCAACGTCCTAGACGTACCGCTGGCTGATAACGTGCGCCTGGAATTTCGTATTTGAAACGGTCCACAAGCTTTTTGCGTACCCCAACTTCTACACCTTCTACCTTGACGTTTACTTCATCTCTAATAATTAATTTAGCTTGCAAGCTTTTTTACTCCACTGGCACTATTACGCTTATTGTATACTTCTGCCGCACAGTATACAATCTTTTCGGCGTCCTGTACCATGTATTCTTTTTCGCCACCGTAGATCATTCCTGCGCTACTAATTAGCAAAGGGATTCGTTGGCCTTTAAGTGGCTTGACTGTATGCACTACCATTGTTTGGCTAGTGAGTTCCACTTCTTTACTGTTCTTAACTTCCACAATCTGCTCTGGGTCAAAACGTTCACGCAACTTGGCCAACAACTTGTTGCTCAAGTCCGGTTCGTATACATATACAGGTAGTCGATCACATTCGATAGCATAGTCAATAACGCTGTTAAAATTATCGTCGCTAAACATGCTAGTGGGGTCTAGTCGCAGTTCTCTATTAACTGCTAGATGTACAAATCTGTATCCGTATTCTTCTGCTAGTGCGGCTTCAATGCTTTCATCAACCGTGTAGCCTAGAATGGCGCTGTTGTCAACAAGCCTAATTAGGTTGTCTCCAGTTAGTGTACCAATATGCGTACTCACATACTCTGCTAGAGCTTCGGGTGCATTGGTCAGTTCTAGTACACCGTCGTTGATGGTAAGTTGGATCGCATAGCCTGCTTGTTCTACTTCAGCGACCTTGGCAACTAGGTCTTTAACTTCTTGATCAATTTCAAAGTTGTTGATTTCTGCAAAGGTTGCCATCCAGTTTAGATTGTATTCAGTTAGTGCAATTTTCCACACTTTAGCTTCTGGTACCCATTGCCCACGGCCTTGACTTTCCTTGCTGAAACTGCGAATCCCTTCAATCAGCTTTGTATTGTAAGGAAACTTCAAATACATGCTGTCATCGTCGATGTATAATTTACAACTGTAATCAAGTTCACGTAGTGGATTACGATACGCTGGCGTTTCAACTGGAGTAACATCGATGTTCTTGTTAGCTAGTTGTCGTTTATAATTTAGAATAATCTTTGTAGCTAACTGTGCTTGGCGTTGTGTCATTGCAATGTTATTCATGCATTGTTCAGACATCTTCCGTACAACATCTACATCATATCGTGCCAAACTAATAATCGGGTCGTTTGCCCACCCGCCAATTAGCTTACCAGAAACCACGTCACGCTCGCCAGCAATGACTTCGATATATTCTTCAACTGTTTTAAATGTGATCATCATGCGTACATTATAGCATAGTATTTAATAGAACTCAAAAGAAAAAACCCCGGATGTCACCACCCGGGGCAAAAAACTACGGACAAGGAGCCATCCAAATTCCGTAGCGTAACTTGATTATCGTTTCTTTTTCTTTTTAGGCTTTAGGTCCTCGCAATGGAAGTCATCGCATACGTTTCCGGGGTCTTGTGGTATCTTGTGAAACTTACAATACCCGTCTCCTGTGTAGCAACCCTGCTTGTCTCCATTAAAGTCAAAGTGCAAGCAAAAGTCACAGCACACCGCAATCTCTTCACATCTTGGACAAAGCTTCATACACCTTTACTTGCCGACATTAATGAACGGCATAGCTCCACTCATAACATTGGGCAAGTTACCATCCCACTTTTCGATTGCTTTAAGTTGTACGTATGCCGCACCACCTTGGTTTTGAATAGCACTTGCCTGGATAGCAATAGCCTTAGCTTCACCTTCAGCTTGAGCAATACGTGATTGAGCTTCAACTTTAATACGTTCCAAGTCTTGCTCGGCCTTTTGCTTTTGTTGTGTAGCAATTACCTTAGCTTCAATGGCCTTTTGGTACTCGGGACTGAAACCAAAGTTCACTAAACTAATACCTTGCACTTCAATATCAAACGGAGCAACCTTTTGACGAATGTGATTTAAAATTTCTGCACTAACTTGATCACGCTTGGTAATCAGTTCTTCACTATTATAGTGAGCAGTTACAGCCTTGAACGCTTCATTGACGCCAGGGCCAAGGATCTTATCGTCTACATTAAGACCAAACTGGCTGTAGATTGCAGGGACCTTTTGCGGGCTCATGTTATACTGAATAACAATATCTGTGTGTACAGATTGCAAGTCTTTAGTACCCGCTTGTGCTTCTTTCAAGTCAGCCCGTTTAACACGAATCTCAACATTTCGCACACTTGAAATTGGGTTAACAAAATTAACACCAGACTGTAGCGCAACCGGATTAACGTTACCCATTGTAACTTGAACGCCTACGTGACCCGGAGGCACAATTGTAAACGATTCAAAAATGACGCTAATGAAGAAAACAACAATTGCGCCCAGTGTTGCAATTGTACGTTGCTGGAACATAAAGCCCGCAACAATACAAATCACAGCAAGAAACATCCCAAGAAAAATACCAAACATATCATTTAATCCCACAGGCCGTTTTGATTTTGTCTGCTTCGACGCCGGCCTTAATAGCTTCGATGCGACATTGGTTTTCACCGTATGACATAATTGCTAGTGGGGCAAACATTGCCGCTGATACCCCAATTAAAAGCAAAACTATCCACTTATCCATTTAAGATCTCCTTAGTGAACATTATAACGCTGATAGTCTTTGCCTGCAACCTTTAGCATTGCCGCATGGACAACAACACGATGGAATTCATCAATTTCATCTGCTGTTGCAGCCACTTCAGGTAGCTCGCCGTGTACTACTTTCCACAAGCGGTCCACGTCATCTGCGTCTAGCCAACTTTCAAATCGGGCTGAGTTTGTCATCTGGAACTTCCTGATCTTTAAGAATAGCAAACATCTTACGCTTTTCAGCTTTTTCGATTGCCAGGCGTTGACGTTCAACTTCACGTTCTTCGGCCTTCTTACGCTTTTTAGCATCGCTAAGGCGAAGCATCATGTCATATGATTGGGCACGAGTCCAACCATGCAAGAATGTTTGTACCTGGCTAAATGTGCCTGAAAAGATTTCAGCGTCACGACTGTAGACTGGCAGAGCTTCATCAGCAGGGAATAGTGCAACTACATCGCGGTCACCAAATTCATCCCCACGGCCCCAATTGCCGTGCTTGGGGTTACCAATACGGAATCCTAATGCTTTGGCTTCTTGCTCAATGCGTTGGTAACGCATATATGTTTCGTACCCACTCATTTTATGATCCTAACTTTGATGCCGCCACCGACATCGATTTCGCCTTCGTCGTATTCGCCGTCCATTGCATCTTCAAGGATTTGCTCAATGTCAATTACCAAATCCCCTGAGCTACCTTTAGACTTTTTTTTAGAAGATTTACCTAGTCCCAGCAGTTCACGTTCTTCGGAACTTAGCTTTGCTAGTGCTTCTTCTTTAACACGTTCGCGGCGCAGTTTTTCTGCAATGCGAGCTTGTTCTTTACGGTCAGCTTCCTTGTGTTCTGCCCACCACTTACGCACTTCGTCGTCTTTAAGCAGTAAGAAATCTTCCTTGCCTGCTTCTTCAAGAGCATCCATAGCTTTGCAAGCAATGCGAGCAAGCTTGTCTGCTTGTGCTTTTAATTTGCGAACTTCTGCGCTACTGTCGTAGCCCCAACTGTCGCTTTCATAATCTCTACAAGGCATATTAGGCCTCCTTTACAACTGTATACCCTTCTTCTCTATACAAGTCTGCTTCGTCAGCATAGTCGCAATAGAACAAAAACAAATCGCCTTCCCACACTTGATACATCACGTACCCCTTAAAAAACTGCTACAAGAAAGATTAAAAATGCCCAGCCTGGGTGCCCAGTCATTAGTGCAAACAATGCTAGAATAGTCCCAAAAAATGCTTTATCAGAACTGTCCATATTACATCCTTCCAAACGCACCTGGCTTACCAAAGTTGGGATTTTCACACTTGACACCTTTGCCAAATTCATCTAGGATCTGACGGGAGTGTCCGTTTTGATCAACAATAAACTTGTAACCTTCAACGCAACGGCTTTCCATCACGCCGTTGATGCCAATGCTAACGTTGCTGTTACCATTTGACGCACCAACCGCGCCTAACACAATAGTGCCAATGATCATAATGATTGCCATAACAACCATTACTTCAATTAGTGTAATTCCACGCTGTCGCATATTAAGCCTTCATACAAGTAGTTTGAGCCATGGCCTTCCAACGGAGTGGGAAGCTCTTACGCAATTGTGCAACCTTAATTGCCATACGCAAGCTCATTTCACGGAGCTTGTTTTGGTTAGTGTCCATGAACTCAACCACTTCGTCTTGTGCAACTGCATCCAAGTCCATGTCAGCAAACAAAGCACCGTCTTTGGCAATTTGCTTGATACGCAGGATCTTGTCACGCATAGTATCAAGAGTCAAGTCCAGATAGTGACAACGTGATTGCAGAGCATCCAAGTGGTCACGCAATTTCTGCGACTTCATACCATCAAACTTCAAGTTGGTAATAAAGATAACAGAGCCGTTGAACTCAAACTGGTCTGGGATGCCTTCGCGACGCAGACTGCTAGACTCACTCAACCAACTAATCTTACGCTTCTTACCAGAGTCCAATGCACCCTTGAGCAAGTTAAGCGACACATCGTCAAGCAAGATGCTGTCACAGTCGTCAAACACCAACACACAGTTAGGGTCAGAATATTTGTACAGAGTTTGGTACAAGCCAATTGGAGTGGCACTACCCTTAACAACTTCTGCACGAAGGCGCTTGCCAGCAATCTGATCAAACAGGGTAGCCTTTTCAATAATCTGCTCAACACCGTAGCTCTTACCAACACCAGGAGGGCCGCTAACAATCATTGCACGGATGTCGCCGTTAGTAGCGGCCTTAGTCATCTCGTCAAGGATTTCAAAACGCTCACGGATACGTTCAATAACTTCTTCGTCTGTTTCAACAGGAGCAGAGTGGGTAGCAGGTGCAACCGCAACACTATCAGGAATATCGCTACCAGTTACAAATTCGTAAGCACCAGGGCCATCAACTTTGATGCGGATAGTTTCGGGGAAGCCGGGGTACACACCACCGTTCATAACTGTAACATAACCACCTTTACCGGTAGTTTTGTATTGCTCAACGAGTTGGAACACAAGACCTGAAGCATCGTTAGTACGATATGCACCAGACTTGATACGCACGAAAGAATTTGACATGTAGGGCTCCTTTTTTGCTTACTATGACGTTATTATACTAAAGATTCCATTTCTGGGCAAACGAGCACTTGTTGCGTAAAAACAACACCGCCGTAAGCTTGCTGAAACTGCTCTGCTACAACTTTGAGGAAAAATGTAAGAACTTTGCCTTTGCTAGTAATCAGAGTGTATTGCATCTTTGTCCTTTTGCTTGCTATGTAAGTATTATACAAAAGAACGCCTTTTTGGGCAAATTAAAAGGTAGTACTAAAGTGTTACTTTTGAGCCCTGTATTCGCGCCGTAACCACCACTTGTATTTGCTGAAATATTCAGCACTTAGGTAGCGGGGACTATTCCCAGTCCATGCTTCGATTTCTTCACAATGCTCAAACCATTTTTCACGGCACCAAGTACGGAAGTCCATTGTTGTCTCCTTTTGTGTAGTATAGCGGGAAACGATTATTTCGTCAATTGCAATTTGCCTTAAATACATGTAAACTTCAAAGACTTATGACTTACGCTATTGCAAGTATCAACACAGACAATTACCAAGACTTGGCAGACCTAACAGACGCACCGAAACGTGAGTACTGTGAACGCTACGGCTACAAATTCTTTGTACTCAAGGAAGCCAAGTACAGCCCTGTTATGGGCTTTAACAAAATTCACTTCAGTTTGGAAATCCTAAAAGAAAACCCAGATGTTGAATGGCTACTGTTTAGTGAGTGCGATGCCACTATCACTAATTTAACTATCCCAATGACAGAAAAGATTAACAATAACTATCATGTTATCTTGCCTGTTGATGTGAACAATATTAACGCAGGCAACTTCCTAGTTCGCAATAGTGAACAAGGACGAGCATACTTGCAAATGATTATCGACAGCGAAGAACTGTATGCAACACATGAGTGGGCAGAACAGCAAGCAATGATCGAAACTATCCAAGACCATGACGAAACTGTATTGCTGGTGTTCCAACGATACATGAACAGCTACCAGCCCGAAGCTTACGATTATGCAGATGTAAGCAAAGACTTATTTGGTAATAGTGGCGCATGGGAAAAGGGCGATTGGATTGTACACTGGCCAGGACTGCATAAGCCCGTTCGTATGCACTTAGCCAAGGCAATGCTAGAACAGATTACCCGATGAAAGTTTTTATCACAGGAACAACAGGCTTTATTGGTAAAAGCCTGCAAGATTATTATACTGCCCAAGGACATGAAGTTCGTGGGTACCAACGTAACGAAGAACTATTGTACAGGCTCGAATGCTTTCGCCCCGACCTTATCATTAACTGTGCCGGGGAAATCTACAAACCCGAACTAATGTATGTGTCCAATGTGCATTTTGTGCGTCACATCTTAGACTACATGCGTGTGCATCCAGAGACAACATTAATCCACTTAGGGTCTAGTAGTGAGTACGGACGCATGGAACGTGCTAGCCGAGAAACTGATGCTATCATGCCCGTGGACATGTATCAAGCAACTAAAGGCATGGGCACACTACTGTGCCAAGGCTATGCTAAACAATACAACCTAAACATTGCTATTGCTAGAGTATACAGCGCATTTGGGCCGCACGAACGTAGACACAGATTATTCCCGGCCCTGCACCGTGCATTCTTTGCTGGCGAGTCCATGAAACTTTACAAGGGATTTCATGACTTTATATACATTGATGATTTTGTGCGCGGAATAGACATGCTAGCACAAAGCGACTTCCCTCCTGGGGAAATTGTTAACTTCGGATCTGGTGTAGAAACCACTAACTTAGAAGTTCTACAGGCATGGGAACGTGCAACAGGAAAGTCTGCACCCGTTGAATACGTCAACGAGTTTAGTAAGCAATTCGAAGGTGGCGTTTGGTGTTGCGACACTAGCTATGCCAAAAACACATACGGATTCGAAACCCAATACTCGCTAGAAGCGGGCATTAAAGACATGATAGAGAAATTAAATGCAAACAGTACTAACAAGTAAAAACAACACATACCAAATTGACACTACTGATAGAGATGTGGCTGCTTGGTTCGCTAACAACCATTTAACACAAACGCACATTATCTTGCGCCAGTTAAACGAAGAACGCTTTTATCAGCCCCTACTAGGCGAAGCAGAAAACTATACTATTCTAGACATTGGTGCCAACATTGGCTTGTTTAGTTTGTATGCTAAAGACTCAGCTGCTCGTATTATTGCACTAGAACCCGCACCTGCTACGTTTAAAATGTTGCAGAAACTCACAGAAGGCGAAAGCAAGATTACGCCTGTTCCTGTAGCACTAAGTGGGCATGATGGTACTGTAGATTTTTATGTTAGTCATAATCCAACGGTTAACAGTCTTGTTAACCGTGTAGGAGAAAAGGTTACAGTAGAAGCCCGAACTATCGCTACGCTACTAAAAGAGCACAACTTAGATTACGTAGACTTTGTTAAGTGCGATATTGAAGGCGGTGAAATGTTTGCTATCACAAACGAAACAGTCGCAGAAGTTGCAGACCGTATTGGCTTCTGGGCATTAGAGTTACACCAAACAGATGCAGATACTGGAGCGGCGTGGCCCGGTAACTTAGAAAGCAACAGACAGAAACTAGCAGAAGTATTCCAGAATTGCGGATACGAAGTTGCGCTAGTAGAACACGATCAATTATTGGCTTGGAGATAATATTATGTTTTGCGGTAGCGGACACGTTTATTTTAAAGAAAACACAGAAGACAGCCCATACAACTATTTAGAAATAGGTGTATTCTACGGAGAAAGCATTGGACTATTAGCCGACGCATATCCGCACAAACAAGTCTTTGCAGTAGATCCATTTATCGAAGATGGCTTTACTTCGCATACTAGCCGCGTTGAAAGAGGGCAACACATGCCCACCCAACGTGAGAGCACATTAAAGAATATTGCAGGTAAGAAGAACGCTTACTTGATCGAAAAGACCAGCAAAGAGTTCTCTGAATCACTAGAAGATTGGGTTGTGCAACTCATGAATGTAGGATGGGTACTAATTGATGGTAGCCATCATTATGAAGATGTTGTTA